AGGGTTCTAGAGACAGAGCCATCAAGAAAGCGATGGGTAGTAGTATGAAAGAAAGTAAAGAATATGTTGCTCAACCTCATTTAGAAGTTTCAGAAACCTCAACTGCTAATTACTTAACTGAACAAGCAGCTTCTGATAAAAGAAATAAAAAGACAGAAGTTAAAAATCAATCCTTTAAAGAAAGATATAAGCCTAAAACACAATGGCAGTTAGAAGAGCTTAGACGTTACGGTCTTTAAGCGCATCTTTTACAGCTTTTCTCTAGATATATTTTATCTAATTTAGGCTGCTGCACATACTTAATAGGATCCTGATAACCAGCATCAATAAATCCCTTTACTCTCATACTACTTGAAGGTGTAGTAGCATCTGCTAATCTATCTTTTCTATTTGAATAACAAGTCCAAGTATCTTTAAACTTAACTCCTAGCCGTATACCCTCTTTAATGATATCTTCTTTTGACATAGTCAAAAGCGGAGCTTCAATCTCAACTCTATTTTCTCTATTAAGATCATTTACGTTGTTTACCACATCTACAAACTCTTGACTACCGTCCCAATATCCAGCTAGCGAATCAACTTGAGCAGCTCCATACCAAACCGTATCAGCACCTACACCTTCAGCATAAGAGGAGCATATCGATAAAAACATTAAATTTCTAAACGGTACATAAGATACTGGTTGTGCATCACCTGCAATTTCGCTTATATCTGGATTATCAATATTCTCATTAGTTAGAGATGAGGTAGGTGCTATATCTTTAATATATTTTACATCGAGAATCTTATTAGTAACCTTAATGTTAAACCAGCTATTAAACATATCATTAAAGTTAACTATTTGCTTCATTACACAGTTTAAC